CCGGCTCGTCAAGGCGGCAAGCGTCGTTGCGTTCAAGTCGATAAGCGAGGTGGCATGACCGGCCGCGCAAAGCGTCAAAGCGGGAGCGAAGCGACAAAACGTCCGGTGTTCCCCGAACAAGGGGAACGCCGTTCTTTACGGGCGTCAGCCCGTTGAAAAATTTTTGTTTCCGGGGTTTTGTACCTGTTTGTTAAATAATAATTTATGAAAAATCGTACTTTTGCATTCAAATTAAAAGGTGGCGCTTCCCCATAAGCCGTGTGGTTTATCGTGGCAACAACAACGCGAACCCGAATGGCGGTGTCTCGATGTCGAATGCGAACAACGATTCCTCGAATACGAACACGAACATCGGTTCTCGTCTGAACAACAATCGAAAAGGAATTTTAATCGGCGTACAACACCGGGGACTTGTCCCCACCGTGGTGCCGAGGGAAGCAAGCCTCAGTAACAGCAGCCTTTTCGAGGCTGGAAAACTGAAAAATAGAGTGTCGGGTAGGGTTTGGTAGGCCGGAAACGGTTCGAAGAAGCCGGGCCCGGGGGATTGAAGGCCCCGTATTAAAAACAAGAAAAGGTATTTATGCGCAGAGTTGATCATATCATCGAGGAGATTGTGGAGCCTTCCAACATGGAGGCCTCGTTCCGGCAGGTCCTTCGCGGCAGGAAACGTAAACGCAGCCGCCAGGGGTGCTATCTGCTTGCGCATAAGCCCGAGGTATTGGAGGAATTGACCGCGCAAATTGCATCCGGCACTTTCCGCGTGAAAGACTACCGTGAACGTGAGATTGTGGAGGGCGGGAAACTACGCCGGATTCAGGTGATCCCGATGAAGGATCGTATTGCCGTGCATGCCATTATGGCGGTGGTGGACCGCCATTTGCGGAAACGTTTCATCCGTACTACCTCTGCCAGTATCAAGAAACGGGGGATGCATGACCTTCTGGCGTATATCCGTCGTGATATGCGTGAGGATCCGGAAGGTACGCGTTACTGCTACAAGTTCGATATCACGAAGTTCTACGAGAGTGTGAAACAGGATTTCGTGATGTATTGCGTGAACCGGGTTTTCAAGGACTTCAAACTTATGGCCATGCTGGAGAGTTTTGTCCGTCTGATGCCCGATGGTTTGAGTATCGGGCTACGCAGTTCGCAGGGCCTGGGTAATTTGCTTTTGTCTGTGTTTTTGGACCATTATTTGAAGGACAGGTATGCCGTCCGTCATTTCTACCGTTATTGTGATGACGGCGCCATACTGGGTAAAACGAAAGCGGAATTGTGGAAGATTCGTGATGCCGTCCATGGGCATGTTCAGCGTGTCGGTCTCGATGTGAAGGAGAACGAGCGCGTGTTTCCCCTGGGCGAGGGCATCGATTTTCTGGGGTATGTGACTTTCGGCGCGGACCACGTCCGCCTGCGCAAGCGCATCAAGCAGAAATTCGCCCGAAAAATGCACGAGGTAAAATCGAGAAGAAGGAGGCGTGAGCTGATAGCGTCGTTCTACGGGATGGCCAAGCACGCCGACTGTCATACGTTGTTTAAAAAATTAACAGGCAAAGACATGAGATCATTTAAAGACTTGAACGTCGCTTATAAGCCCGAAGACGGCAAAAAGCGATTTCCCGGGGTGGTGGTAAGCATCCGGGAACTGGTAAACTTACCGATTGTAGTGAAGGACTTCGAGACGGGTATCAAGACCGAGCAGGGAGAAGACCGCTGTATCGTGGCCATCGAGATGAACGGTGAGCCGAAGAAGTTCTTCACCAACAGCGAGGAGATGAAGAACATCCTCTCGCAAGTGAAAGAGATGCCCGACGGCTTTCCTTTTGAAACAACCATCAAGACGGAAACCTTCGGGAAAGGTCGAACCAAATACGTATTTACATGAAACGAGTTGAAGGAACAGCCGGGGTGAAGCTGCTGGAATGCGTGAACCCGGTTAAGAACACGTGGCGCGTCCGTTGGGACGTGCGGGAAAGGGAGGACGGTTCTGCCGACTATATGGAGGAGAACTTTTTAGGGAAGCCCTCCGGTGAGATAATAAGAATCGTTATCCTGGGCTGGTACAACGAACAAATCGACCGGGAGATACTTTCCGGCTTCGTTTACGAGGGTATGCCGGTGTGGCTGTCAAGCGAGAACCAGTTCAACTACAAGGCGGCCCACGACCTTGCCGTGCAGAACGGCGGTGCGACGCTTCCGGTGACGTTCAAGTTCGGGACGGATGAGAAGCCCCGGTACCGGACATTCGGGAAACTGGAGGAACTGACGGACTTCTATACGAAAGCCATGAAGCACATCCAGGATACACTGGCTGACGGCTGGAAAAAGAAAGACGATTTTGATCCGGAGAAGTACCGGGTGGAATAAATCCTTCGGGGGAGGATAAGAAAAAAGCCCCCGGCCTGTTAATATAGACGCCAATCATTTATTAACAACACACCCAAGCGGCGCGCGACCGGGGGCAAATACCCTCTGTCACGCCACTTGGGTGTTTTTTTGTTGTCTAAAAAATGATTGGCGATGCAAAGATATAATTTTTTTGTTGTATGAAAGTGATTGAGATACTAAACTTTAACCGGGAGCTGTTGAAAAGGCTCCAGGCGGCCGGCATCCGTCTGGAGGATGCCCGGTATATCGACCTGTACGCGGACTATACTCGTCTGCTGGACCAAGGTGAGAAGGTCTCGTATGCTGTGGCCGTACTGTCCGAGAAGTATTCGGTGAGCGAGCGCAAGGTTTATGCCCTGGTAAAACGCTTCCAGAGTGACTGCAAGACGCTTGCAGTGTGAATGGGGTGTTTTATGCCGTAGGGAGTGCCGTTTCCCCTTATCTTTAGGGTGTTTCAATTTTAGAAGGAGGAAATGGCTATGAACAAGTATTACCGTATCCTGGACAAGATTCTTGTCGCGGGAAAAACACAGACCAACAAGAAGGGAAACATACAATACCTTCTGAACGAGCAACTGTCGCTGACACCGGCGGACTTGCTTGACATATTCGAGGGGCATAATATCGCCCGCAAGAAACTCCGCAGCGAGCTCCAGCTGTTCATGCAGGGGGAACGTAACGTGGAGAAGTACCGGGAGGCCGGCATCAACTGGTGGGATTATTGCGGTTCTATCCTGGTGAACAGTTACCCCACATATTTTGAGAAGCTGCCGCCGTTGATAGCGAAAATCAACCGGGAGAAACGCAACAGCAAGAACTACGTGCTTTTCCTGGGTGAGACCGGTGCGGAAAGCAACCAGGCACCCTGCCTGAGTCTGGTGCAGTTCCAGCTGGACGGTGGTGAACTGGTTCTGTCCGCCTACCAGCGCAGCAGCGACGCGAACCTCGGGCTGCCTTCCGACATTTACCACCTGTACCTGATGGCCCGGCAGATAGAACTTCCCCTGAAGTCGATCACCCTCTACCTGGGTAATGTACATATCTACGAGAATAATATCCCGGGTACACGTGCGTTGATCGCCGGTGACGAGACGGTCCGCTTCGGGCTGAACGTGTGATTTGCTGTATATGCCTTGTAGCGGGAACAGTTCATGTTTCCCGCTGTTTTTCGTTTATTCTGGGGACCTTTGCGGCCGTTTTAAAGCAGAATGAAATGAGAAAGATGTATTTGTCCGCCCCGCTTCCTTTTATGGGGCAAAAACGCATGTTTGCGAAAGAATTTATCAAGGTGCTGGGGCAGTTCCCGGACAGCACCGTGTTTGTGGACCTGTTTGGCGGATCGGGTCTGCTGTCACATATTACCAAATGTGTCAGGCCTGATGCCGTTGTTGTGTATAACGACTTCGACAACTACCGCCAGCGGCTTGCGAATATCCCGGGCACCAATGTGCTGTTATCCGATTTGCGCCGGATAGTGGAGGAGATTCCCAGGAAGAAACGTATAACCGGGGAGTTCCGCGAAAAAGTGCTTGCACGTCTCGAAAGGGAGGAGAGGGAACATGGCTACGTGGACTATATTACGCTGTCCTCGTCCCTGCTGTTTTCCATGAATTATGTCACTGATCTGAAGGGGATGAAAAAGGAGGATCTTTGGAACACTGTCCGGCTGACAGACTACCCCGAGGCGAAGGATTACTTGGAAGGGCTTACCGTGACCTGTGAGGATTATAAGGAAGTATTCAAACGTTATAAGGATGTTCCGGGCGTGGTGTTCCTGGTTGATCCGCCGTACCTTTCCACTGAAGTGGGAACCTACAAAATGTATTGGCGCCTGGCTGACTATTTGGACGTGTTGAACGTGCTGAAAGGACATGCGTTCGTGTACTTCACCTCGAACAAGTCTTCCATCCTGGAACTGTGTGACTGGATGGGTCGGAACCCGTTTCTTGGCAACCCGTTCGGGGAATGCAGAAAGGTGGAGTTCAATGCAAGCGTGAACTATAACTCCAAGTACACAGACATGATGCTGTATACGGTACCGGATGAAGAGCAGGCAATCGCAGCCTGA